GTTTGTCCTTTGGTGCAGCTTCGAGCTTGGCTATTGCCTGCCGTATGCGCTCGGCCTGCCTGACCTCGTACTCGCGCCGGTCTGTGCCGTCGCGGTCAATGGTGTTTTGCAGTTGGTTCAGTTCTTCTACCCACATCTGACGCACGCGCCAGTGCTGGTCGAGGATGGTTTTGTTTGGCTCACGCTGGAAGATGAGCGTGAGCCTGCGTGTTCTGGTCGCAAGGTTTGAATGTGCTCGCATGAACTCACGCTTGATCTTGTGCGGAACCCAATCAGACCAGTGCTGACCAAGCGGCAAGCGAGATAACGAGTTAGGTAGTATGCCCTCGTCGGAGAGGTTGACGGCCTTTGCCTTTTGTTCTGGCGTGAGTTCCTGCCGTTGGTACGCGCGCAGGATGTCGCGCACTTTTAATAGCGCGTTGAGGTACGCGCCAAAGAACGTAGTCATCTCGACATTGCCGCGCTTTTTCCACTGAGCCAGCCGCGTTTGAAGCGAGCCAATCTCTTTTGCTAACGGCTGAATGACTACCTTCCACGCATTGTTTAACCGCGCAGTGCGGTGTGCGTGGTACTTCTGTAGCTTGCGCTGTTCACAGATACGATCAGCGATGGCCTTCACCACGGCAGGCGTAACGACTGCGCTGTGTTCAAATCTGCGGTTTAGTCGCGTGATGATTTGCTTGCGCGTACAGTCGCGCAGCCTTTTTTTCGCATGAGGCATAGCTTCCTCCTTGACACGTTAAGTCTGTTTCTTGGGGCGTGTACAATACTCGGCAGTTGTACCGGCTGGTGTACACGCAGAGGGTGTGAGGTATGGCGTTGATCTATAACATTTTTTTTCTCCTGAAAAATTTGGTTGAGCACATGTCAATGGTTTTGGAAGGTATATATGTGTCCAGCCAAGATGATTGAAGAATTTGCCGAACATTTTGGTTCTTTTGCTGACTTCTATCAAGTATTTTTTCCAGACCCATATACTATGTTGAAAACCATGGACAAGTGCTACATCTAATATACATATACATATAAATATAAATAAATACAAATACTTAGCTAGATACGTTTGCGTGTGCACGCGCCAGTACGAGTGCCGAGTATTAAACATTTTTATTTGGCAGTCCTATTTCTAGCTTGACGCGTTAAACTGTTGTTGATAGTGCTCGCGTTCCGCATGAGTGAGTGATTGCCACTCTGGTTTGCCGCTGAACTCATGTACATCACGTACACGAGTTGGCTTGGTTTCTTTGGCTTTCACGAAACCTGCGCGTAGCAGTGCTTGTTCGAGTTGATTGTTACGCATGGTCATTCTCCTCAGATGATGAAGTCAGGGTGATTACGCAGGCCAAGCTCAACGGCCAGCGCGGTGAGTTCGGTTACGCTTTTGCCAGTGCGAGCGCAGCGAATCAGGGATGAGAGGCCGCGTGCGGCTGATACGACGTTGCCCAACATGATGTGAGCGCGAATGGTTTCGACTTGCTTGGTTTCAAATTTGGTCATGGGGTTACCTCGGTTGACATGATTGAGAATCCGCGCAGAAGGGTGATTTCCTGCGCGGTTCGGGAGAACTCGTGTACAAAACGTACATGAGTTAAGCGGAGAGAAGCTCGATCAGCTTGCGACGCTGCGCTGGCGTGAAGTTCTTGAGGATGCGCTGTGCCTCACGCTTGACCGGATCGACTTTGGCCTTCGGTTTTGACGCGTCAGGCAGATGTGCGACGTCAGCCGCAGGAAAGCAAATCTCAAGTACACGCTTAGCCGCTTGCTGCGCGGCCTCATACTTGCGCTTGTCTTTGTCAACGAACGTCAAACCGCGCTGGCCTTCCTTCGTTTCAATGCCATGCTTAGCCGCAGCCCATGCCACTGTGTATGGTCTGGCCGTCGCTCTATCGCCAATGCCTTCAGCGAGCAAGCGTTCAGCGAATGAGAGCGCAGACTTATCTGCGTCGTCGAAGATAGCAAAGACAGCCTTGTTGATGAATGTTTGCATGATGTCACCTCATTGGTTGAATGAACTCATGTACGAAATGTCCATGAGTGAGAGAAACATACCCTCTCATATAACGCGTCAAACCTCTGCTCAACAACCAAAATGGCAACATTCTCGACCCTACCCTACCCCATCCCCCACAAATATGGCAGCGCGGCGGCTTCGCCACAGAACACTATTCCCCAACCACGCTCCACATTTTTCTTAAAATCATGACAACGCCCCAAAAATTTTTAAAAAATTTAAAATCAAATTTGTCTAATATTAGACATGCACAGATAAAAAAGACCCCCGCCGGAGCGAGGGTCAAAGCCGGATGGCTTCAAGCGAGAATCTCCAACCACGGAGACAGCCACCGTGTAAAAATTTACACAGCGACAAAATGAAGTATATACTCCGCCCAACGTGACTGCAACGGTCTACGCTTATGTTAGAGCACCTGTTGGACGAAACCATCTACACTCCTGACGTGCTCCCCACGCCAGAGGCTAAACTCGTCTCAAAAGCTTCCCCCACCGAGATCATTGACGCGCAAGTCGAAACGGCGAAGTGGCTGGAAGAGCTGGGAGCCACGCCAGACGAGGACGTTTTTGATCAAATACAAGAGCAAACCGCACGCGAAGCCTTTGCGGTGATGACGCAAACCGCTGACGCCAAACAACAGCGCGCTGCTTTGTCCAAGATCGAGACGCCAGAAGCAGTAAAACATCTGGTCGGCATGCTAACCGCCTACGATTGGCACTTTGTTGAGCAGGCCAAGGAGATCAGAGGCTACGCGGTGGCTAAGTTGGTGGAGGAAACCGCCCACCCCGACGCAAAAATCAGGCTTCGCGCCCTAGAACTGTTGGGGAAAGTGACGGAAGTAGCGCTTTTCACTGACCGCGTGGAGGTCAAGAAGACAGATTTGTCGGATTCAGAGCTGGAAGAGCGCATAAAAGAGAAATTAGCGCGCATGGCGCAGATAGTTGACGTCACAGACGTCACCGATGTGACGGAAATCACCAATGAACCTGACGAAACAGGAGATTGACGCGTTAAAACGCGTTCTGCCTACCCTTTCCCCGGAGGAGAAGGCGGAGTTGCTGTCTGATTTGGAAGAAAGGGCAGCGCGTGCGTCAAAGACTGCGGCAAAAACGTCCCTTTTGGGCTTTGCCACACAGGTCTACCCCGGTTTCAAGATAGGACCGCACCACAGGAAGCTCTCAAAGATATTCACGGACGTGATTGAGGGCAAGAAAAAGCGCGTAATTATCAATATTGCACCACGTATGGGTAAGTCGGAGTTCTCCTCCTACCTGTTCCCCGCTTATTTCATGGGGCACTACCCTGAGAAAAAGATCATCATGGGCACGCACACAGCGAGCCTCTCCGAAGACTTCGGTCGCCGCGTAAAGAACTTAATTGACAGTGAAGAGTACCAAGAGATTTTCCCAAACACCAAGATCGCGGAAGACCAGAAAGCCGCAGGAAAGTGGTCCACAATGGCCGGAGGCCAGTATTACGCAGCAGGTGTTGGTGGAGCACTGGCCGGTCGTGGTGCAGACCTTTTTGTTATCGACGACCCGCACTCGGAACAAGACATGAAAGCGAACAGCCGCTTGGCGTTTGACTCGGCATGGCAATGGTTCCAGCAAGGTCCCCTGCAGCGTTTGATGCCCAACGGGGCAATCATTGTAATTATGACGCGCTGGTCGTTAGTTGACCTAACTGGTCGCTTGATTGACTACCAGATAAAAAACCCTGACAGTGACCCATGGGAGATCGTGGAGCTGCCTGCCATACTGCATGAGGGCGAAGAGAACGAGAAAAGTCTCTGGCCGGAGCAGTGGCCGCTGGAGGTCTTGAAGGCAAAGAAGAGCGCCATGGACCCGCGGTATTGGAACGCGCAGTACATGCAGAATCCAACGGCAGAAGCGTCAGCCATCATCAACCGCGGCATGTGGAAGATATGGGAAGAGGACGAGCCGCCGCAGTGTGACTACATTATTCAGAGCTGGGATACCGCGCACGAGCAGAAGACGTCTGCTGACTACAGCGCCTGCACCACGTGGGGTGTGTTCTATAACGACGAGGATGGCGGTGCGCCTAACTTAATACTGCTGGACGCGTTCAAGGACAGGATGGCGTTTCCTGAGCTAAAGCAGGTAGCGTACAAACACTGGAAAGAATGGGAGCCAGATGCGTTCATTGTGGAGAAAAAGGCAGCAGGTGCCCCGCTTATTCAAGAGTTTCGGGCAATGGGTATTCCAGTGGACGAGTTCACGCCCAGCCGAGGCAAGCAACGAGGCACCACTGACAAGACCGCACGACTTAATGCCATCGCTGACTTCTTTTACAGTGGCAAGGTCTGGGCACCGGACACACGATGGGCAAGAGAAGTAATTGAGGAACTTGCCGCCTTTCCCGTGGGCGAGCATGACGATTACGTTGACACGATCTCACAAGCGCTTCTGCGCTACCGCCAAGGTGGGTTTATCAGCCTGCCAAGCGACTACGAGGACGAGCCGACATTTTTTAAGCGCAAGGCGCACGCATACTATTAAGGAGCCATCATGGCTATAGACAAGGCACTGTATCAAGCACCACTGGGCATGGACGCGTTGGCTGACGAGCCGGATATTGAGATCGAGATCGAGGACCCGGAAGAGGTCAACATCCGTGCTGATGGGCTGGAGATAGAGATACGTCCGGGCGAAGAGGATGACTTCAACGCTAACCTTGCTGAACAGATGGAGGCAGGGGAGTTGTCTTCGCTGGTGGGTGAGCTGCTTGATGATGTGAAGAACGACTTGTCTGCGCGCAAGGATTGGGACGACATATACAAGGAAGGCTTGACCTTACTGGGTTTGAAGTACGAGGAGCGAACAGAGCCTTGGGCTGGCGCTTGTGGTGTGTACCACCCCATGATTACCGAAGCGGTCATCCGGTTCCAATCGGAAACGATTACAGAGACGTTCCCGGCCAAGGGGCCTGCCAAGACCAAGATCATTGGCGACGAGACGCCAAAGAAGAAAGAGTCGGCAGTTCGTGTTGAAGAAGACATGAACTACTACTTGACAGACAAGATGGCAGAGTTCCGCCCGGAGCATGAGAGGATGCTCTTCTCGCTGCCAGCCGCAGGCTCTGCGTTTAAGAAGGTCTACTTTGATGTAAACACCGAGCGACCTGTGTCGCTGTTTGTGCCTGCTGAAGACATCATCATTCCTTACGGCACCACTGAGCTGGCTTCGTGCCCACGGCTAACGCACAGGATGAGGAAGACCGAGAATGAGATTCTCAAGCTCCAGAAGGCTGGGTTCTATCGTGAGGTTGAGCTTGGCGACCCGCCGAAAGTCACTAACGAAATACAACAGAAAAAAGACAAGGAGACGGGCATATCGGCGTCGTTTGATGACCGCTACGAGATATATGAGATTCACGCTGATATTGATCTGCCGGGCTTTGAAGACAAAGACAAGGATGGCGAGCTTACAGGGATTGCGCTGCCGTACGTAGTTACTGTTCTAAAAGGTTCTGATGAAGTGCTGGCTATCCGCCGCAACTGGCGCGAGGACGACGAGCTAAAACAAAAGCGTCAGCATTTCGTGCATTATGTATACGTCCCCGGTCTGGGTCCGTATGGGTTTGGTCTGTTCCATTTGATTGGCGGCTACGCTAAATCAGCTACATCGCTGATGAGGCAACTGGTTGATGCAGGCACGCTGTCCAACCTGCCGGGCGGACTAAAGTCCAGAGGACTGCGTATTAAAGGAGACGACACGCCTATCGCTCCCGGTGAATGGCGTGATGTGGATACAGGTTCAGGAGCCATCCGTGACAATATACTGCCGCTACCTTACAAAGAACCATCGGCCACTCTATACAGCCTCCTTGGTACTATCGTTGAGGAGGGCAGACGTTTCGCAGCGACTGCCGACATCCAAGTGTCCGATATGTCGGCTAATACGCCGGTGGGAACAACTCTGGCCGTACTTGAGCGAACCCTCAAGGTCATGTCAGCCGTCCAAGCGCGGGTACATTACGCGCTCAAACAAGAACTCAGACTAATCAAAGACATCATACGGGACTACACCCCGGATGAGTACAGCTATCAGCCGGAATACGGCTCACCCCGCGCCAAGCGCGAGGACTACGATGATGTAGACATCATCCCTGTCTCAGACCCCAACGCAGCAACAATGAGTCAACGCGTGGTGCAGCATCAAGCAGCACTGCAGTTGGCGCAGACTGCGCCGCAGTTGTATGACATGCCACTGCTTCACCGGCAGATGCTGGAGACTCTGGGCTTCAAGGACTTCCAGAAGTTAGTCCCCACGGACGACGACATGAAGCCAACCGACCCCATCTCGGAAAACATGAATGTGATGCGGTTAAAACCGGTTAAGGCGTTTATGTATCAGGACCATGAGGCACACATCAAGGTGCACATGAGTGCAATGCAAGACCCGCTAATTCAGCAAATGGTTGGACAGAACCCACAAGCGCCAATGATTCAACAGGCGATGATGGCGCACTTGATGGAGCACATTGCGTTTGCGTACCGGTCAAAGATCGAGAAAGCACTGGGTGCGGACTTGCCGATGCCGGACGAGGAAATGAATCCGGCAGTGGAGGTGCAGCTCTCCCGTCTGGTGGCGCAAGCGGCACCCATGGAGTTGCAGGAGAGCCAGAACATCGTGGCGCAACAACAAGCCGAGGCGCAACAACAAGCCATGGCGCAAGACCCGATGCTCATGCTCCAACAAGCCGAGCTGCAGTTACGGCAGCAAGAGGTCGAGATCAAACGCGCCAAGATGCAAGCAGACGCCGCTGCTGCCGCAGACAAGATCGAGCTGGAGAAAGACAAGCTTGCAGCACAGATGGAGCTAGAAGGCTTGAAGGTTGGCTCCAAGATCAAAATGGACGAAGCAAGAATGAACGCCGATAACGAGCGCGAGGGAGTTCGTATTGGTGCAGAGATCGCGAGAAATCGCGCAGACCTGTCGATTAAACGTCGTCAGGTAGACAAACCTCAACCCAAAGCTAAAGGAGACTAATGTCCACAATAGAAGAGTACACATCGTTCGTTGATGTCCTGCGCAAGAAAATTCGGGACGACATGAACAACTACTGTGACGATCTCGCAGGCGGTGCCTGTGCTGACTATCCGGCTTATACAAAGCTCTGCGGTGTGATTCAAGGTCTAGCTATTGCAGAGCGCCACTTACTTGACCTTGCTAAGAAAGCCATAAAGGACGACGAAGATGAGTGACATACTCCTTCCGCAATACTTGAAAGACTTGATAACCGCTGAAAAGAAA